TAAAATAAGTACTATAATAGGGAATGCTTTATCAAATGGCAAACTTGTTTTTAGTGAAAACATTCAAAACAGTCCTGATTGGGATGAAGCGTCTCACCAATTATATAGCTTTGAAAAAGGGTCAAAGATTCACGATGATTTTCCAGATGCATTATCGGAATGTGTAAGGCAAGCCCAACTGCTTTATAGTATCAATGATCAGGACGATGATAATGACAATAAGCCCCGAATAGGCAAACGAAAAAGAGGAGGATATTAAAATGGCATTTCTTATAAAAGCAGAATTGAAAACGGTTGCTTCGGTGCCGATTATTGACAAGATTACAAATCTTGATGACGGGATTGTAGTTGATATTATTGATGAAAGCATCAGTCTCATGAAAGGCTTTTTAAGCCGTAGATATGACGTTGAATTGATATTCAGCAAAGAGGGTGAAGAGCGCCATAAAACAGTCGTAAAACGGCTAAAGGATATCTCAATTTATGAGATATACGAGCGACATACAAGAGAGCAAAACGATGTTGCAGCTCGGAGATATAACGAGGCCATGAATTGGCTCGAAAAACTAAACACCGGGGAATGGTCAGACTCAACGCTTCCACCATTGCCAAGCGT